GATTCTTCAGCACACTTCACCGGCTTCGGTCGCGACCGTCGTCAAGAGGGCGTCTATCTCGTTCGACGGAAACTCGCCAACCGCGAACAAGATCCTCGTCCAACTCGTCAGGTCAGCGACTGGCGGGACGGGGACGTCGAGGAACCCGGTGAAGGTCAATGCATCCGACTCGGAGACAATCCAGTCGACGGGCAAGGAAAACTTCTCGGTGGAACCATCAGGAGGGACGGTCGTCTTCGAGGAACTCGTCCACCCTCAGGGCGGTTACACGGCTCCAGAAGAGATCAAGGTCAAGGCGGGGGAGACGCTCGGCTTCGTCGTCCTCGCACCGGCTGCGGTCAACTGCCGCGCGAGGTTCCTCTTCGACGAATAATCGAGGAGTTCGGCGATGCCTCGTTCCCTCTCTTCGGTCGCGAAGCAAGCGATCTTTGCTCAACAGACCAGCGAGGTCTTCGTCGTCCTTCTCGATCTCGAACATCCGAACTTCGCTGGAACGATCCGGGTTTGTTCGAACGATCTCTCGGTCTCGTCGCGGGGAAATACCTACGTTCCGTTCCCGTTTGAGATCATTCTCCCTGACGAATCTGAAGACGCTGTCCCACGGGTGACGCTAAGGATCGACAACGTCGACCGGCGGATCGTCTCCGAACTTCGATCGGTCGTAACGAACGTACCGGTGACGGTACGGATGACTGTCGTCTTAGCGTCCTCTCCGGACACGATCGAAGTCGGCCCGATGGAGTTCTCACTTCGTGACGTCGAGTTCACGGCGTCTTCGGTCGAGGGCACGCTTCTCTACGAGGACGTTCTGAACGAGTCCTACCCGGCGGACTCTTTCACCCCATCACGTTTCCCGGGTCTCTTCTAGTCGCTCGATGAACCGACTCCCACCCAACCCCCCAGCGTGGGTCTCGACCTACCTCTCGATCCCATTCCGGGAGAAGGGTCGGTCGACCGACGGCGTCGACTGTTGGGGACTGGTTCGGCTTGTCTACGCAGAGAGGTTCGGGGTCTCACTTCCCGACCTATCCGACCGCTATACGGCGTCCGATGACGGACCAGTCGTTGAGGGCGTCCTGACGTCAGAAGCGGCTCCCGGGGGATCGTGGAGGCTCCGGGATGGGTCTCCGATGGAGATTGGGGATGTCGGTGTCTTCCGGATCCGTGGACTCCCATCCCACGTCGGGGTAGCGGTCTCGGAGGGGCGGTTTCTCCATTCCCTCCGGGGGGTCGGAACGGCTATCGAGGACTGGTCGTCTCCGGTGTGGAAGCACAGGCTCGTCGGTTGGTACTCGTTTGTCGGTCCAGTCGAGTTACGGACCCGGCGGTCGATATTCGAATCGGTTCCTGGGCGAATCGAACTGCCTGAGGGGGGGACGATCGAGGACATGGTCAGGGCGGGAGGGATCGACCCTGAGACACCGGGCGTCTGCGTCTTCCTCGGGGACCGGCTTGTTCCACGTGGAACGTGGAGGCACGTCAGGCCCAAGGCTGGTCGGAGGGTAACGGTCGGGGTCGTGCCCGAGGGCGGTCAGGGCGGTGGGAAGACGATCGCGCGAGTCCTGATGGTTATCGCGGTCATCGTCGCATCGGTTTACCTCGGTCCTCAGACGGCGGTTGCGCTCGGCTACACGGCGACTGGATCGGCGGCGGCGATCTCGACTGCGGTCATCGGACTTGCGGGAACCCTCGCGGTCAACTCCCTGATCCCTCCCCCGAGGCCAGAACTCTCGGGCGCTGGAGACGGCTCGTCGAGGATCTCTCCGACGATCACGGGCGGGCGAAATGACGTCCGGCGGTACGCGCCGATCCCCGTGATCTTCGTGATTCATCGGGTCGTCCCTCCATACGGGGCGCTCCCGTATACCGAGATCGTTGGTGACGACCAGTATCTCCGGTGTCTCTTCGTGATCGGCTACGGCCCGCTCAACATCGAAGACCTCCGGATCGGAGAGACCTCGATCGACGAGTTCGACGGAGTCGAGTATCAGATCAGGAACGGTATCGCAGGCGAAGACCCGACGTCGATCTACCCCGGGACCGTTCACGAAGAGGCGTTGTCGATCCGCGTATCGCAGACCTCGGGATGGATCCTTCGGACGACGCAGGACGAGACCGAAGAGATCTCGATCGACTTCGTATTCCCTCGTGGACTGGCGGTCGTCGAGTCCGACGGGACGAGGTCGACGAGGATCGTCACCTTAGAGGTAGAGTTCGCTCCGGCTGGATCTGGTGCGTGGACGGCGATCAACTCGACCTCACCGACGAACGAACGGACCCTCGACTACTTCTTCCGCACCCCAGAATGTCGTCTTCTCTCGACGGGTCGGAGGACTGCGACGAAGATCGAATGGTCTCGGAACGGTGTCTTTCCTGACGCGGCTCCGGCGGAGATCCTCGCGACGACGACCTCGTCCATCTCTTGGGAGGCGACGGGTTACATCCGCGTCCCGACGACGGGGGACTACGTCTTCGCGATCGACGCTTGCGATGCGGCGGATCTCCAAGTCGATGGGAGGACGGTCGCGACCTTCTACGGATCGCACCAGAGGACCGGCGCTCCGGACTACAACGCGCACCAGTCGGATGCGATCCGGCTGACGCGCGGAGACCACCCGTTCCGTTTCAGGGTCGAGGCGAGAGACGCGGCGTTCGCGGCGGCGGCTTTGGCGTGGAAGAAGCCCGGCGACTCGTCCTTCTCCGCGATCCCGGCGGAGAACTTCTTGTCGCGGTCCTCGATCGTGTCGCACAGGAACACCTACGCTCAGGGGTACCAGTTCCGCGTCTTCGATACTTCGGCGTTCGGGGGGGCGTCTCTCATCATCGGGGACGATCGGGTCGACGTCGTCCGTCGAGGTCTATCGTGGGCTGTACCTCGCGGGAAGTACGACGTTCGCGTCCGTAGGATAACGGTCGACTCGACCTCCGACCGGACGATCGACGAGGTTGTGTGGTCAGCGCTCCGCTCGATCAACGGAGACGATCCGATCCGCGTCCCGAACCTCGCGCGGGTAGCGCTCCGGATCAAAGCGACGGACCAACTGAACGGTGTCGTCGATAACTTCAACGTCCTCGCATCCTCCCTCATCCCCGACTACGACTCGTTCACAGGGGAATGGGTCGTCCGCGAGACGCAGAACCCGGCGTCCTTCTACCGCTCGATCCTCCAAGGTCCGGCGAACAAGAAGCCGATCCCGGACGCGAGGATCTCCCTCTCCGCGATCGAGGAGTGGCACAGGTCGAACGAGGTCAACGGCTTCGATGGGAACGTCGTCTTCGACTACGAAGGGACTCTCTTCGAGAGGCTCCAACTCGTCGCGTCCCTCGGTCGCGCGACCTTCGGGATCGAGGACGGGAAGTTCTCGATCGTCCGCGACCGGGTCCAGACGACCCCGGTCCAGCACTTCACCCCGAGGAACTCGGCTGGGTTCAAGGGGCGGCGGTCCTTCCCCGACGTCCCGCACGCGCTCCGGATCCGGTTCCTCAACGAAGAGAAGGACTTTCAGCAGGACGAGGTCACGGTCTACGACGACGGATTCTCTCAGGCGAACGCGACCCGGTTTGAGTCGATGGAACTCTTCGGCGTGACGAAGCCCGATCTCGCGTGGAGACACGGTCGATACTACATCGCGGTCGGGCGTCTACGTCCAGAGACCTTCGAACTCTCCGTCGACTTCGAGCATCTGATCTGCCGTCGCGGGGATCTCGTCCTCGTCACCCACGACGTCCCCCTTATCGGAACCGCGTCCGCTCGGATCAGGCAAGTGATAAACAACACAGCGTCCCTTCCGGCGGTCGTGGAGATCGACTCTCCGGTGACGATGGAATCTGGAAAGTTCTACGCGATGCGGGTCCGGAAGAAGGATGGGACGTTCGTCACGGTCAATATCGCAACGAACCCCGGCGAACAGACGATCCTCTACTTCGACGCGCCGATCCCCGTCGGACAACCGGCTCCCGAGGCCGGAGATCTCTTTGGCTTCGGTGAGCGCGGTTACGAATCGCGCGAGATGATCGTCAAGTCGATCCAGATGGGCGCCGACCTCTCGGCGACTCTGACCCTCGTCGATCATGCTCCGGCGATCCACTCGGCGGACACGGGGACGATTCCTCCGTTCGAATCGGGAATCGTCACCCCCCCGACGTGGGACGACGGCCCGGAGGCTCCGGTCATCGACCGTATCCGCTCCGACGACTTCGTGATGGTTCGAGGGTCCGACGGCTCCCTCTCTCCCCGTATCGTCGTCTACCTGAAACGTCCTTCGGCGTCGAACCGTCCAGTACCGATTGAGATCCAAGGTCGGTTCCGAGAGGGAGGGACAGGCGTCCCCTACCGCTTCGTCTCGAACGTCCCGGCGGAGGGACTCTCTATTCCCTTCTTCCCGGTCGAGCAGGGCATCGAGTACGAACTCGCGGTCCGCTATGTCTCAGCGAACGGGCGGGTCTCTCGCTGGGTCTCCGCGACCGAGACCGTCGTAGGACACGACCTACCTCCCCCGGACGTCGTCTCATTCTCGGTCGACCAACTCTCCGACGGGACGAGGCGGTACACCTTCGACCTCGGTAACGAACCACCTGACGTTGTCGGCGTCCGGATCCGCTACGCGACCGGCGGCTCCGGGGCGGCGTGGGATTCGATGACGAACCTCGTCGGCGGAGACGGTGTTCTTGAAGGCGCTTCTCCGACCGACCTCGCGATCCCCGGCGCGGGTAGTTGGCGGTTCGCGATCAAGATGGTCGATCGAGGCGGACTCGAATCCGTGAACGCGGTCTTCTTCGAGAAGACACTTGGACCCGGCCCGGGTCAGAACGTCGCTTGGATCGAGGACGCGAAGTCTCAGGTCTGGCCCGGGACGCGGACTCATTGCTTCGTCGACGCTCCCGACGGCGGACTCGTCGCGGGATCGCAGAGGACTTGGGCGACGGTTCGGTCTCCGTGGTCACTCTGGCGGAGGTGGAACGACGAACCTTGGCCCACGATCGAGTACGAACACACGACGACGGACCTCGGCTTCGTCTTCGACTTTGAACCGACGGTCGTCGTCGAGGTCGACGGGGATCAGGTCGCGACGGTCTTCTTCGACTACTCTGAGGACGGCGCGACGTGGAACGGATACGCGAACATCCGTTCATTCGAGGGGCGGACTGTTCGAGGCCGGTACTTCAAGGCGAAGGTCTCGGTCCAGAACTCAGCGACGTTCCCGATCCCGGCGATCCGTCAGTTTGCGATCGTCCTTCACGCTCCGACGGTCGTCGAGGTTCTCGACAACCTCGATACGAACTCCCTCGACGCGACCCATCGTATCGGTCCCGGCCACTTCTACGCGCCGATCTCGTCCGCGACCTTCGCGACGATCCGGACGATCTCGGTGTCCTTCAACGGGACCGGCTCCGGCTGGACGTGGGAGATCGTGAACAAGAACCTCTCACCCGGACCGGAGATCCGGATCTACAACACCGACGGGATCCCCACTGACGCTACGATCGACGTGACGGTTCGAGGAATCCGGAGCGCCGACGGCTCCGCGACATCCCCGGTCCCGGGAGAACTTCGATTCAACGTCGGAAGGAACGCGGTCTTCTTGCCGCTCATCTAAGGGAGTCTCAGAATGTCACTCACGGTACTCGACGGGAACGGGGTCGCGAGAACGGTCAAGACGACCCTCGATGGGTCAGACCACGTTCCCCACCAGAAGATCGACTCTGTCGCGGGGACGGTCGCGGCGACTCAGTCCGGCGCGTGGAACGTCGCGCTCACGGGCGCGGTACTCGACGGCTCGGGTCGAGTCCTGACCGACATGGCGAGGAACGGCGACGGCGTCTTCGTCTCGTCGACCCTTCTGACGGTCAAGCGCGCGTGGGCGAACCTCGCTGTCGGGACCGACACGGCG